CTGCGGGGGCTGCTGGGCGAAGGTGCTAAGCAGTTCCTTCATGCGCGCGAAGAACGAGGCGCTTGCGTCCGGCAACTGCGCGGTGGGCGGTTCGTCAAAGTCGAGGACGATCTCCAGCGCGCTCGTAAAGAGGTTCTCGGGATTTTGCTTGCGGGTGGCGTAGGGGTGCGCCGCCGGGTTCTTGGCAGCGAATTCCAGAATCGAAGTCCCCAGGCTGGCCGGCGAATCCGTGACGGACACGCCGATAAGTCCGCACTTGCCGGACTTGGCGAAGTTCGGCTCGATCTCGATGGACGTGAAGATTTTCTGACGGGCCTTGGTCATCGCCACCAGGTCCGGGGTCGGGTCGAGTTGGGCTTGCAGCTCCCGCTTGCCGTCCTTGTTGTCTTGAACTCGGACTGCCAGCACGTCCCCGTAGGCTCTGAACGGGCTATCAGGCAGGACGCCGCGAATGTGTTCCAGCCAAATGCGCGCGCCGTAGGTTGCGCGGTTGTAGGTTGCGGCGATGTCATCCAGCCAACTGCGTTCAATCACGCGGCCGTCAGTCGTTTGGCCTTCGGTGGCCACGGTGAACCATTTCATGGGTTGGTCTCGCTTCGTTTGTGGTGTTCGGGTATTGCCATAGTGGCGCGGGGCTGGCACGCGCTCAACGGCCTGAAGATGTCGCAGGCGTAGCTACACATCCCGCCTTCACGCGCGCGCGGAAAACGTCGGCACGATGGCGGCATGTCTGAAATTGCAGAGAACATCGATACCCGAAAACTTGCGCGAGACCTGTATTGGCAGGGCTGGCGCGTGTCGTCTATTGCGCGACACATCGGCGAGAAGCGCACTACGGTGCATAGCTGGAAGACGCGCGACAAATGGGAGGCGGCGTCGCCGCTGGAACGTGTGGAGACCGCCTTAGACGCACGGCTTTGCATGCTGATCGCGAAGGATCAGAAGGACGGCCGGGACTTCAAAGAAATTGACCTGCTGGGGCGTCAGCTTGAGCGCACGGCACGCGTGCGCAAGTTCGACAGCGACGGTAAGGAATCGACGCTGAACCCCAATCTTGAGCGCCGCAACGCTGCCCCGAAGAGCCGGCCGGAGCGAAACGCGATCAGCGAGGCGCAGGCAGATCAGATATCGAAGGCCTTCCGGGAGTCGCTATTCGATTATCAGAAGGTATGGCTGCGCAACGGGGATCAGCGCACGCGCATGATTCTGAAATCGCGCCAGATCGGCGCAACGTGGTACTTCGCCCGTGAGGCGCTGGACGACGCGATCAGGACCGGACGCAACCAGATTTTCTTGTCAGCATCGAAGGCGCAGGCGCACGTTTTCAAGCAGTACATCGTGCAGTTCGCCCGGGAAGCTGCGGACGTTGATCTGAAGGGCGATCCCATCGTGTTGCCCAACGGCGCGCACCTGTATTTTCTTGGGACGAATGCGCGGACGGCGCAGGGCTATCACGGCAACTTCTACTTTGACGAATTCTTTTGGACCCCGAATTTCGCGGAGTTGAACAAGGTCGCCAGCGGCATGGCGCTGCATAAGCACTGGCGCAAAACCTATTTTTCTACGCCGTCCAGCATGGCGCATGAAGCCTATCCGCTGTGGACCGGAGAGCTGTTCAACAAGCGGCGCGCCAAGCGCGAACAGGTTGCGATCGAACTGGCCCATGCCGTCCTGAAAAATGGGCACCGCTGCGATGATCGGCTATGGCGGCAAATCGTCACGATTCTGGATGCGGAGGCGGGCGGGTGCAACCTGTTCGACATCGACGAGCTGCGGCTTGAATACAGCCCTGACCAGTTCGAGAACCTGCTTATGTGCGGGTTCATCGACGACACCGCGTCCATCTTCCCCCTGGCCATGCTCCAAGGCTGCATGGTTGATTCGATGGTGGAATGGATCGACGTTCAGCAGTTTCTTTTGCGGCCCTATGGCTACAACCCTGTATTGATCGGTTATGACCCATCGCTTACCGGCGATTCGGCCGGTTGCGTTGTGCTGGCCGCGCCGCGCACGCCCGGCGGCAAGTTCCGGGTGTTGGAGCGTCACCAGTGGCGCGGCATGGACTTTGCCGCCCAGGCCAAGAAAATCAAGGAAATCACGGAGCGGTACGCCGTCGTTTACATCGGCATCGACGCTACCGGGATGGGCCAGGGGGTCTACCAACTGGTGAAGCAGTTTTTCCCGAATGCGCGTGCGTACGCCTATTCACCCGAAGTGAAGTCGCGGCTTGTCCTGAAGGCTGGCGACGTGATCCGAAACAAGCGCTTGGAATTTGACGCTGGCGCTACCGACCTAGCGCACTCGCTGATGTCGATCAGAAAGACGATGACCGCCAGCGGTAAGAGCGTGACCTACGACGCTGGGCGCGCTGCCGATACGGGCCATGCGGACCTCGCATGGGCACTTATGCACGCATTGGACTTTGAACCCTTGGAAGGCGCGACCGGCGCGAACCAGGGACTTGTGGAGATTTACGGATGAAACGAAAGAAGGCCCCGCGCGTGCAGCTCGTCGCCACCGCTGCGGCGCAAGCATCGGCGCCGGCGTCGGCCGGCATTGAGGCGTTTTCCTTTGGGGAACCGACGCCGGTACTGGATCGGCGCGAGATTCTGGACTATCTGGAATGCTGGAAAAACGGTCGCTGGTATGAGCCGCCCGTCAATTTTGGCGGTTTGGCCAAGTCGTTTCGCGCGAGTCCGCATCACAGTTCGGCCATCTATTTCAAGGCCAATATCCTGGCCTCTACACTGGAGCCGAATCGCCTTTTCAGCAGGGAGACGTGCCACAAGATGGCGGTCGATTTCCTGATCTTCGGCAACGCACACGCGGAGCGGCAGGACAGCGTGACCGGCAAGCTGCTGGGTGTGCGCCATGCCCTGGCCAAGTACACGCGGCGCGGGGTGGAGGACGATCAATATTTCTATGTCCCAAGCCTCGGGCAAGAACACGAATTCGCGCGGGGGACCGTGGCCCACCTCATGCAGCCCGATATCAACCAGGAAATCTATGGCATGCCCGAGTATCTTGCAGCGCTGAATTCGGCCTGGTTGAATGAGTCCGCGACGCTGTTTCGGCGCAAGTATTACCAGAACGGCAGTCATGCGGGCTTCGTCATGTATGTGACGGACACTATCCAGGATGAGAGCTATGTCAACGGTATTCGCGATGCGCTGAAGAACTCGAAAGGCCCGGGCAACTTCCGCAACCTGTTCGTGTACGCGCCCGGCGGCAAGAAGGACGGCTTGCAGATCATCCCCGTGAGCGAGGTCGCCGCGCGTGATGACTTTTTCAACATCAAGAACATCAGCCGCGATGACATGCTTGCCGCGCACCGGGTGCCGCCCCAGCTTATGGGGCTGGTGCCCAGCAATAGCGGGGGCTTTGGCGCAATCCTGCCTGCCGCGCAAGTATTCGCGCGCAACGAGCTGGAGCCGCTACAGGCGACGTTCCTGGGCTTGAACGAATGGCTCGGGCAGGAGGTGGTGAAGTTCCGGCCCTATGTGGTGCATACGGGCGAGAATGAATAGGCCGCCCGCCTGCAATGACATGCCCCGCTTCGGCGGGGCTTTTTTTCGTCTGCACGCCGCGCCGTGACTACCGTTCTTCGCCGCGCTTGCGCCCAGGCTTCACGGCGAGCGCTTCGTTCAAGCACGGTTCGCCCTGGACGTATTCCAGCAGCTCGGACACACGGTCGAGGATGTCTTGCCGATGGCGCAAGGCGCTGGCGCTTCTGAGGCCAGCCTCCAGGGCCACTACAACGCGCTGTAGGCGCCATATCTCCCAGGCTAGGGCGCAGGCCTCAGTGGTTGGGTTTTGAGCGTAGAGCGCACGTATACGGGCCGCAGGCAGGGGGGCAGGTGGTGGTCGGTCGAAGAAGTCCATGGGGGTGCCTCAAAGTACTGTATGAATATACAGCATTCAGGCCAGCGGAACCCCCTGGCGCGCAGTCTTCCCCCCTCCACGCCTGCCCGCTAAATGGGGCAAAAAAGACTCATCCGCGCGTCGGCCCCTGCCGCCAGTATTAGCGCGGCTTTACTGCCCACTGATCGGACTTAACAGGTGACGCAAAGTGACGCACTAACGACGCATTCTAACGGCGATGTTAGTCAGCATCGTTTGCGGAGGGGGGCGGCTGACTAGCTGGAGGGGCCGCGCTCTTGCTCTTCGGCAGGGCCGCTGCCAACATCGACCCCATTTGT